AGTAGTTAAATTGGTTGTGGATAATAGCGACGTCGCACAGATAGGTTCAAGCGGCGACAGCGCACGGATAGGTTCAAGCGGCGACAGCGCACGGATAAAAAGCGAAGGTAGACATTGCGTAATATGTTGCGCCGGTCATGACTCAATAGCCAAAGGTAAAAAGGGGTCGTGGATAACCTTGTCGGAATGGAAATATATAAACAAGGAATACATACCCGTATGCGTTAAGACCGAACAAATAGACGGCGAGAGAATAAAGGAAGATACTTTTTATAAATTGGAAAACGGAGAATTTAAAGAGGTAAATGTATGAATAAGATAATTTTAATCGGGAACGTAACGAAAGACCCGAAATTAGAAGAAACGGCAAGCGGGGTATCGGTATGCAAATTCAGCATAGCGGTAAACAGGGACTACAAAAAAGACGGGGAAAGGGAAACGGATTTTTTCAACGTCGTATGTTGGAGAGAGAAAGCGGAAGTATGCGCTCAATACTTAAAGAAAGGCAATAAAGCAGCAATAACGGGCAGGCTCGAAAACCGCACGTACGAAGGGAATGACGGCGTAAAGCGGACCGTAACGGATATTATAGCCGAGGGAGTGGAATTCCTTACGCCGAAAGAGAACGGGACGGAGAGCGGTGCAACGACGAGCGTAAAGAAAACCCGCCCGCAACTCGAACCTATCGACGATAATATGTTGCCGTTCTGATTATGAAAGAATTAACGCATTTATCGCTGTGCAGCGGTATCGGGGGAATAGACCTTGCCGCCGAATGGGCGGGATTTAAGACTGTAGGGCAATGCGAGATAGACGACTACGCGAGTAAAGTCCTCGAAAAGAATTTCAAAGGGGTACATAATTTTGGAGATATCAGAACAGTTAACGCTCGAACTGCCGCGGAACGCGGTATCGAGCGGGGAAAACTTACGGTTATCAGCGCGGGATTTCCGTGTCAACCTTACAGCCTTGCAGGAAAAGGTCTCGGCGATAACGACAGCCGCGACTTATGGGGAGAAGTGGCGAGAATACTCGGAGAGCTTAAACCGAAGTGGTTCGTCGGTGAAAATACACCCGGTTTGTTCGCAAGGCAAAATCAGCGGTACTTCCGTAGAATACTTAACGACCTTACCGCGATGGGGTATAGCGTCGGGTGGGGAATATGGGGAGCTTGCGACGTCGGAGCAAATCATAAGCGCGACAGAGTGTTTATTATGGCGCACGCCGATGGCAAGCGACGGAGAGTTTTCTCAACGAAACAACAAATATTTGGTAAACGGTTGGAAGAAACATCATACGAAGCACCTACCCGAGCAAGTGTCTTATACGGAAACGTTTCCGACGCCGCTTGCGAGCCAACGCGGAGATTGCCCTGCGGAACGGAAACGGCACACTCCGTGTTTGGAAAGTTACGTAAAAATGTATCCGACGCCGACGGTATGCGGAAATCACAACAAAAAGGGAGCGAGCAAGACAAGCGGCGACGGGCTTGCGACGGTAGTTGGTGGCAAGTTGAACCCGACGTGGGTAGAATGGTTAATGGGGTTTCCCACAGGGTGGACCGACTTAAATGTTTAGGCAACGCAGTAGTCCCGCAACAGGTTTACCCCGTATTTCAAGCAATAGCAAAATTAGAGAGGTGTTAAAAATGAAAATAGCGTTAGGCGTTATATTAGGCGATATAGCGGAAAATTATAATTTCGAGGTGGAAGTATGAAATCAGTTTTAATGAGTATACAAGCTCGGCACAATAAAAATATAGAAAGCGGTAAAAAGGTATCAGAGTTAAGGACAAAGCCGCCGAAGTTAAAACCGCCATATAAGGTTTATACATACGAAAGCGGTTTTGACGGACGGCATAAAGTAGTAAATGAATGGATATGCGATGATATAACGACATGGCGAATTTGCATGGGTGTACCCGCTCATTTGCCTTTACGTGCTTGTGTATCGGTTGCAGAAATACGAGAATACAGCGGCAAAAGTTATAAAGACATTGCGGAAATGAAAATATCTAATCTCAAAATCTACGACAAGCCGAAAGAGTTGGGCGAGTTTAAGACGGTTACAAGGTGCAAGGATTGGCAGTACTATGAGATATGTAGCGATGTATGCGGTTATGCCGAAAATAAACAGTGTCACGACGGCATAATCACTAAACGCGTATCTCGTCCGCCGCAGTCATGGCAATTTGTAGAGGAGATATAAGGAATGAAACCATTAACAATAGAACATTTGAAAAGCCTTGAAGTAGGCGATTGGGTGTGGATTGTAGATGAAAATTTCAAGAATGGTAGATACAGAGAGATATTGGGCTGTGATGACCTTGGAAATTTTTATTTATCCGCATATTGTGCAAGTCGCAATATTTATAGCATTGCTGACTATGGCACAAAGTGGATTGCCTACAAAAACAAGGAACAGGCAGAGTGCAAAGGCGAGATTGTGGAGTTGCCAAAAGGTTGGCTTGACACTCTTAAACTTTTGACTTGTGCTGCAAGTTGTTATGCGGTTATTGACGATATGATTGCAAAAGGTATGCAGAGCAATAAAGCGTTAGCAGATTTATTTATGAAAATACCAAGAGTGCAAGGCTCAACGCTTCAATGGTCTTTACAAGATTTGGCAAACAATAATCTTGACTGTGATAAAATTCAAGGCTTTGACGAGGTGTTAAACGCAATGCCGAGATTTAAGGCGTATTTTGCGGAGTTGAAAGGAGAGTAATTATGAACAGTACATATAAAATAACGCCGTTTATGGCGGAACAGTATTACATAGACGGCGAAATAGTCTACGCAGAGATACCAATCGATTGGGATAAAATTAACGGGGTGAAATAATGGATAAATCAATAAAGAAAAAGCTTGAAGCGGCGTTCTATGATTATAAGAAAAACCGAGATGTTTCGACTTGCAACATATTAAACGATATCGCGGACAGATTGCTTACGGCGAAGTACGATAAACTGCCCGTAAAGAGTTCCGGGCGTGGCGGTATAGACGATTTACTCGTTAAGTACATAGACCGCGATATGCAATCTTACAAATGGTGCAAGGTCGTGGAAAAGACGCTGGACAGATACCACGGCGATTACAAAGACAAGCTTATAATAAAGCGATATTTCGAGCATAAGGGCGTAAATACGGTTGCGATAGAGCTGAATATAGACAGGGCGACGTTCTTCCGCTGGAAAGACGAAATATTGCTTACGGCATCAATGTGGGCGCAAGAATACAAGCTGTTACGGGAACAATGCGCAAAATAAGTAAAAAGTCGCAAAACCTGCGACTTTTAGCCTGTTTTAATATGCTATAATGGTATCGTGGAAGAAGACACAAGGAGAGAAATTATGAAGAAAATATTAGGTGTGCAGGCAGAATTTAATATTACGGCGGACGAGGATATAACCAAAGGGATGGGCAAAGGGTTGCAGAACGGGACGGCAGTACTCGCCGACGTTATAAAAGAATTAAAGCCCGTAGCAATTAAATGGTTAAACGGACAGTTGGATAAAGACGGTAAGAAAGATTAAAGCAAAAGCGATATTAAAAGCACCATGTATAACAGCACGGTGTTTTTTTATGCCTAAAAAGGAGGATAAATCGTGGCAAAAAGCAAATATGAAACCCACGTTGCGCCGCGGTTGGAAGAAATAAAAGATTGGGTAAGGAACGGCGCGACGGACGATGAAATAATAATAAGGCTCGGGATAGCAAGAAGCAGTTTTTATGAATATAAAAATAAGATTTCGGACTTTTCGGACGCCTTAAAAGAAACAAAAGAGTACGTAGACGCAAAGGTTGAAAACGCTTTATTGCAAAATGCGTTGAAAGGTAATATTACGGCGCAGATATTTTGGCTTAAAAACCGCAGAAGCGAGAGATGGAGAGAGAAGCCTGAAGAACAAGAGTTAGAAGAAAATCAAATAAACGTAACGTTAACTATAGAAAACGTAAGCGGGGGCGAAGACGATGATTGAGTATAAGGCAATAATCCCCGAACCGTTCGAGCCGTTAGTCAATCCGAAAGTAAGGAAAATTATAGAAGAAAGCGGACGCAGCTCTGGGAAATCCACGACGAACGAAACTGTTGCGGCGGGGTTAATGATGAAAAGCCGTAAAAACAATATCTGGTATTGCCGCGCGGAAAAGGGGGACGTAAGAATATCGGTATTTAATTCGTTTTTGGCGACGCTTAACGATATGGGGATAGAAAAGTATTTCAAATATAAATTAAACCCTATGGAGATAACCTGTAAACTAACGGGAGCGGTTTGTTATTTCGGCGGCATAAACGGAAAAACGAAAGACGATTTGAACACGACGAAAGGCTTCGTGCCGCAGGGCAGAAGTTTGGCGATGTTTATACTTGACGAAGCTAACGAAGCAAAGAGTTATCAGCATATCCGCGCGGCGGAAACAACGGCAAATAAATTCTTAAACGAAGACGGTAAAATAGTTTATGCATATAACCCTCCGCCGAATTTGGGGCATTGGGCGCATTCGTATTTCGGGAAACAGATAGAGAACGGTGCGACGAAAATTTATACGACGTATAAAGATATTTACAAGCTATTAAACCCTGCGACAATCGAAGAAATACTTACTATGAAGAGGGATAACCCGCAACAGTACAAATATTGGTATTTGGGGCAGAAAATAAGCCTTGAGGGGCTTGTGTTATTTACATTTAGCAAGGAAAAGAACGCGATACAGATAGACAACTTCAAAGCGGCGGTACAAAACGGGTATCAGCCGCTTTATGTTATATATGGAGTAGACAGCGGGGTAGTTAAAGACCCGACAGCCGTATGCGCTTGGGGGATATTTCCCGACGGTACACTAATAAAATTATCGACGTTTTATCTTGACCCCAAACAAATAGGAGAGCCTGTGCCCAATACTATGCAGGTAGACGAGATAACAAAGTGGTACGGCGAGTTTTACGAAGAAATGAGGTCGTACGGCGTGATATTGCCGGGTGCGTATAACGAAGCGTGGGTGTTCGACAGCGCAGTAGTAACGCAGGATTTAATGCTCGAATTTGCCAACAGAACGGGATTTTACTGTAAAGCCGTAGAAAACAAGAGTATCGAACGTGATATAAAACGGTTGCAGAACGGATATTTCCGCGGCGTTTTCAAAATTCTCGATACACCGTCGAACGCGCCGAGCTTCCGTGAGATAAACACGTTTTGCTACGTCGAAAAGAACGAGATACCCGACGGACAGGACGACCACACAATCGACGCGGATAAATATGCGACCGCGCATTATTATTACGCATATATGAATAATTTTGCATAAAGGAGAAGAACTATGGGATTTAAGACCCCGCAATATTTAAAGCGATATTTAGAGGGAGCAAAGTACAGAAAGCCGTTTGAAAGCTTTGTTAACAACTCGACATACTACGCACAGCTTAATTGGCAATGGATGGATTATATGGAAAGGATAGTCCGCCCGTGTATAAGCTACGCAACAGCTTCGGTAGACGGGCTTTACAGTTCGGCATTGTCTACGTCTACGGGCATGGCGATACTTAAAGGCGCGTCCCGTCTTATAGTCGGCGATAAAGTGTTCTTTTTGGGCGACGACGAAAGCTGCGCGTTTTTAAGCGATATATGGTCGCCGAGCGTAAACTTCAACCGTTTTCTTAACCGGGCGGTCGGGTTTATGTTATCGGGCGGCACAGCGGTAATAAAAGCCAACAGGGACGAAAACGGGAAGAATAATTTAAGCGCGTTCAGGATAGACAGGACGCTTATATCCACCGACGAGAACGGCGAAGTTACCAACGCCGTGTTTTTTATTGCTTTATTGGCGCAAATGAAAAATAGCGGTTCACAAACTACGTATTGGCTTGTAGAAGAGCGTAAATATGACGAAAACGGCGAAAAGAAAATAACGTATAAAGTATTCACGCGCGGCGGTACGGCAAATTCTCCGACGCTGCCGAACCCGATACAAGAAGGCATGGCGTGGAAAAATTTATCGGTTGCCGCGAAACGCGAACTGACGAGGTTAAAAGTAACAAGATTAAACGAGGAATTGCCGCTCGACACGAAAGACGGCTTGGGCGTGTGGCTTATGAGCAGAACGGCAATGAATTCCTGCATACCCGACGCGCCGCTCGGCGACCCGTTGCTGTACGGTTGTCTTGACCTTTTATGGAGCATAGACGTGGTGTACAGCGGTTCATTAGTGGATGTATTGAACGGCGAAGGCAAAATCATAGTACCGAAGCAGTTTTTGCAAGATACGCTTAACAGACTGCAATCGCAGTACCCGGGCACGCAATTTAATGTAACTACGACGGAATTGCGGGGTTACGAAGACGAAAGCTTTGTTTACGTAATGCCGAGCGGTATAGACAAGGACAAGCTTACGCCGTTACCCGTACAGTTCGATATCCGCGCAGACGCATACGGGAAAATGTTAGAAATTTACGAAAGGCTTGCATGTGTACGGGCAGGGTTTTCGCCGACTTCTATATTCCCGTATTTAACGCCCGATAACAGCACGAAAACGGCAACGGAAGTAACTGCGGAAGAAAATCTTACGCGGGCAAGCGTCAAGGATATACATACGCTTATGCTTCCCGTGTTAAACAGGGCTTTGCGGGAGATATTGACGCAAGAGGGGTTTAATACAGACGTGCAAGTTCAACTTTCCGACTACATAGGCAATAAGTTACAGTACGACCAAAATATACGCGATAATTTTCTTGCGGGACTAATTCCGAAAGAAGTCGCAGTGAAGCAGATAAACAACTTAACCGACAGCGAAACTATGGAATATATGGAGAAGATAGCGGAAGAAGAACAACGGCGCAACTTAATAGATTTCGGAGAAGATTATGATAATAGCGAACAGACCGCTGAACAGCCAAGCTTTGGCGATAGAGGAAGCGGAGACGGAGATAAGGAGAACGGTAAAGAATGAATATCTTAAAACGACACCCAAGACCGCCGTAGACAAGAAAGTAAAGGATATAATAACCGCAACGCTTAAAGAAATAAAAATCCCCGCGTTGAGAGACGCGGCGCGGCGAAGCCTGATTAACTTTTACAACAGGCAGTACGCAGAAATAAGGCGTTTAAACGGGGCTGTGCTCGCCGTTTATCTTGCGTTGTATAAGTTGACGGACGAAACGGTAACGGGCGCGGAAAAGGCAAAAGCGCGGACTAAACTTACGAATTACGGCGTGGATAAAGCCAATCTGTACGGAAGCGCGATGCAGAAGTACAGCAAGGACTATATAGAGAAGAACGTACAGCCTGTTTTCGATAGGCTCGCGAAGCAGTTCCCGATTGACCCCGACAGCAAAACAAGCCGCGTTTCGCTACGTAACCGCGCGGAAATGGAAGTTCGTTATCAAGGGCATTTGGACGAAATAGCTGGGTTTAAGGCGAAAGGCGTTAAACTCGTGATAGCTTCCACACATGCGGACTGTTCGGAGCGGTGCGCACGTTGGCAAGGCAAGGTTTACAGCCTTGACGGGACGAGCGGCACGACCGACGACGGGCGTACGTATCAGCCGCTCGAAGTCGCTACCGACGTTTATTACACGACGAAAGCAGGCAAGACGTATAAAAACGGTTTGCTTGGGTTTAATTGCCGACACTTTCTTGTGGAATACAAAAGCGGTTACCGTTTCCCGAAGCCCGACGCGGCAGAAGAAAAAAGACAGTACAAGATAACCGAAACGCAGAGGAAGCTCGAACGCGCCGTAATACATTGGAAAACCGAAGCGATAGAGAGTTCCGACCGCGAACGGTATCTGTACTGCAAAAAGAAAGCGATAAAGTGGAATAACGCTTATATAAAATATTCCAAAGAAAACGGACGGGCATATTACCCGTCGCGTACTAAAATTTTATAAAAACGGCAGGGTTTAAACGCTCTGCTTTTTTTATACAACTCGGGAGGTGAAAAAATGGGTTGGTTTAACAGAAATAAAGAAAAAGGAGAAGAAAAAATGACGACACTCGAACAAGTAAGAAAGGCATACGAAGACCTTTCGGAAGACGACAAGAAAAGTTTTCATCAGTCCATAGCCGACCGCGTGCACGAAAGCATAGCGGCGCAGGAACGGGCGGACGGGAACGAAGACAGCCAAACGGCGGAAGACAGGGAGCACGAAGCTCTCGGTGCGGAACACGCGGCAGGGCACGGCGACGTTGCGGAATTGCACGAAGAAAAGCGCGAAGAAAATGAACGCGAAGCCGAGCAAGACCGCAGGGACGACCGTCAAGACGACAAACAGGCGGAAATCCGTTCGCAAGCGGAAGCTTGGCGAAAAAGCGCGGAAGAACGCTTTTCAAGGATTGAAGCCGCGCTCGAAAAACTTTCGGGCAAAAGCAAACTCGATAACGCTCGCGAAAAATACGGGCTATCTTCGTCCGGTGTGGGCGAAACAACTAAACGTTCGTTTACGGACGAAGACGTTAGAAAATTACTCGGTTAAATAAAAGGAGGTATAAAAAATGGCAGGAGTAATAGAAACACAGGGTCTCAGCGATAAAGTATTATATTCGCAAGTTATGACCAATTTGAAGGCAGCTTACGACAATTACGGAGTAGGCAACGGCAACTATCCGAATGCGCAGGATATTCTTGTAGACAGGGTGCTTGCAAACATTTGGATGAAGAACGTACTCGATGCGAAGATATTCGCCGACGGTATGGGTATCACTTCGAGGACGGGTGCAGAAGGCGCAGCGCTTGTACGCGTGCCCATTATGGCTCCGCCCAGATATTCCATGCGTACTATTTCTTTGAATGCATGCTTAAACGGCAGGTTGCAGGGTACGCCCGGCAACGACGGGTTGGAAAACAGGAATTTGCCGAACACTATACAGACGAACGGTGTAGACATTCCGCTTAATCAGGTGTACGACGACGCGACGGTTATTTATCAGCTTTCGCAAAACATGGTATCTTTGCCGCTTGCGGCGGAATACACGTCGATGATACCGGGTACGGTTGCGAATATGGAAGATACTACCGTTCTCGCAACGCACTTGAAAGGCGCATTGGCAAGAGCGGCAGAGGGCGATAACGCTAACGTTATTCCCGTCGACCTTAATAACACCACCGAGGGCTATTTGCAACAGATTATGAACAGCCTTATAGGGGCTATGACTAATCCGCAGACGTCCTGGTCGGAAGGTATCGTGCAGTACAGGCTCGAAGACAGCGTTATCGTTATGAAACAGTCGTTCTTCAACCGCTTGTTCTCGGTAAGGAACGGTGCGCTTGTATCGGCTTCCAACCTTGCGCAGGAAATGCTTCTCGGCGGCGCATTTACGTCCGACGGCAAACCCAAAGGCGGCAATATTCGCGGTCAGTACAGCGGCGTGTGGATTAAGGTTGTGCCTGATTCGTATTGGAGACAGGCAGCCGCGCTTATAGGCATTACGGCTGAAAGTTACGCACAGTACGATAAAATACAGGCGTACATAGCTAATGCTATGGGCTTTGCGTTCGCACGAGCGGAAGCAACGATAAACCCGATACCTAATCCCGGCAACGCGGTCGGCACCAAGATACAGAACTTGTTCCGTTGGGGCGCGGCAATGACAAGGGGGTCTGCCGCGGCAGTCGTAATATCCACCGAAAACAACCTCGCGGATTTCGTCAACCCCGTGGATAAAGACGGTTATATCGTTGCGCCCGACAGCTTTAACGACGATATTAAGTCTTACGGCGTGGGTAATGTGGATTACGGTAACGCTTCGAAAATCGGGGTATATGAGAGCGACACGACCACGACCGTTACGCTTACCTTAACGGGCACCGACAGCGCGGCGGTAACCAACGCGGCGCTTACGATTACGAAAGGCGACAAGAAAACCGCTGAATACGTAAACAAAGCCGACGGTACTTATACGTTTATCCTCGGCAGGGGCGATACCGCTACGGTTAATATCACTGCGGCAGGCTATACCGACGCTACGGTAGAAATTGCCAAAGCAAACACCGCGGCGGCGACTTATGCCGTTACGCAAGCACTTACCGCTACGGCGGCGCCTGCGGCTAAAAGCGGTAAATAAAGCTTTCTTAAGGGTTTGAGCTTATCAAGCCCTTTTCCATTAGAAAAATAAAGAGGGTATTAAGATGTGGCAAGAAGAAAAACACCCCCGTGATAACGGGGGCAAATTTACCGATAAAAATAACGACGGCTTAAAATCCGAAGTGGATAATTTTAAAGAAACAAACTTAAAGTCCGACGTGGATAATTGGGATAAAAACAGGGTGGTAGAATTCGTCAAAAGCGTAAAGGAAGGTAAGCCTATCGCCAAAAGCGTAGAGGTCGGCGCGGTAAACGACAGAGAACGCAAACGCATAGAGGAGCTTACGGGCGAGAAGCTGAACGCTACCAAACACGTTCTTAACCTTAACGAAGCGGTACATATACTTAACCGCCACGGCGAGAACGGCAAAGCGGATAAATCTATGGCGGACGTTAAAGAGTTTGCGAAGATAGAAGATACTTTACATAATTTCGATAGCTTGGATTACGTTATAAAAAACGGGGACATCGAAACTACAAAGGCTTATAAAAACAGCAGAAATGAAAGGGCTAAATTGATTATTTATAAAAAAAGGATTGATAATAATAATTTCTTTACCGTTGAGGCAATTTCCGATGCGAAAGACGGTTCGATAAATATAATTACAAGTTATCAAACAAAAATAAAAAAATAAGGGCAATTTAGCCCTTATTTTTAAGTGATATGTGCCTCTTGCTCTATCTTGTTGATAGCCTGGGCTTTATACGTCCGAAACGGGCATATCTACTTGTTTAAACTGTGCGAACGTTGACAATGCCTTTACAGACCCCAACTTCACGTCCGAAACTTATTCGCACTACTTGTAAGCCATGCGCGGTGGATGCAATTAAGCCCCCCTGTCACGCCCGAAGCGTCTCACAAGTTCTTACACCATATATTATACTCTAAAACAAAAAAATGTCAATACAAAAACGAAAAAAAGGAGAAAATTTTTATGCAATACCCGAAAAGCGACGATTATATGATATATAATTACGCAAAACACCGTTATATTTTAACGGAAACCGACGTGTTCGAAACGCTTGCGATAAACCTCGAAGAAAAGCTGTTGACCAAACCCGCACGTGATAGGATATTAGAGCAAATATCCATCCATGTTTACGCGTACATACATCAGTTCAACGCCGATACGAAAGCGCAGGATTATATAATAGCTACGACGTCAAGCGGCAGGGATATTATTAAACGCGCAATGGAAGAACAGCTTATTTAC